CTCGTCTGCATCCAAGGCTTCAAACGCTGGATCCAACTTGATTTCTGGGGCATCAGCCATATCCGGCGCAGACACAACAGAACCAGTTCCTTCTGGGTGGTGAACCAAATGCAACACGCCGTCTTCACCTTGTGTGATTTCGAGTTCACCCTCTGTTAGGTTCTTTTCTTTGGTGAGTTTGGCAATCTTATCACGGATGCCTTTTAGTTTAACACTGAGTGGATCAGAAATACCAACGGTACCGCCGTCTTTAACGATTCGATCAATCTTCTTGGAAATTTCGTTTGCTTGAACCCGCAGATTGTTGATTTTCACTGCCAAATTGGCACGTTGTAATCCACCACCTTCAGTAACTGGTTCATGTTTGGACACATGCCAAACCAAACCACCCATTGACTTCTCTTCGACCTTCTTCAGGCTGAACGGAATGTTGTTCTTGGACAAGAACTCATTCATTTTCGAGATACTCGAATTCAGTGGTCGATTGGCACAGAATTTCATCAGGGTTTCAAACTGACCAAGAAGCTCGTTGGGTACGCAACTTTCAGCATAACCACCGAATTCGTCAGAGGTCATCACGGAATCAGAACCGTCTTCATGCATGGGGATGACTGGATTTCCATCATCGTCTTCGCCCGCTGGAGCCCCGACATGCTGAACTTCCCATTTCCATTCACCCATTGAATCTGGATAAACGGTAATCAACTTATATGGGCATTTGTGGTACTGCATGAGATGATTGAAAAGATCAACCACCTTGGAACCTTCACGATATTTCCATGGACTCTTGAGTTGGGCCTTGATATCCATGTAATCAACGTACCCCGCACCCAACAGAGGATGCAAAATGCTGCTCAAGGTGTCAGAATCAAATGTCTCAACATCGCCGATATCCTCTGAAACGGGACTCATTTGTTCAGCGACAAAGCTACGGAAAAGCTGAGTTGCCTGTTCTGCATCACCGTGCAGACTTGCGATCAGAGCCTTTTCAAAATTTTTCATTGGTGTTCCCCCCCAAAGTATCCTTCTATTTACAACGTAGATAATGGCGAAACCGGCCTTTAGGCCGGTTTGGTTGGTGAGTTGATAATCAAAGACCCATATCGCCGCCACCATCTTCACCATCGCCCTGACCATAGATCAGTTCCAGAGAGTCTTGGCGTTTGAGGTCTTCAAGCTTCTTGAAAGCCCTCAGCTTCTTCAAGCGATTCAAATCTTTGAGAGTCAGACGATCTTTGCGAGTATCATCCATGTCCGCACGATTAAATTCGTCAGAACTTGGTTCATAGAAGCCTTTAGGCATTCCGTCAAAGTCATTGATCCGCATTATAATTCTCCCGCTGGGGCTTCACCACCAGCTTCACCGCCTTCAGGAGCAGCACCTTCTCCACCAGCTACATTTTCATCACCGATTTCTTCGGTATTAGAGTCGAGACCAAAGTCTCCCATGTCACCGCCGTCCGATCGAACACCGACTGACGACAACCCTGCGTCACCACCGCCTCCACTACCGTCAGTGCCAGTAGCGGCCTTGACCTTGTTGGGGTTTTCTTCCTTCCAGAGGCGTTCGTTTTCGATCAATTCTTCTTCAGTCAAGTTCAAGAAACGCATGAGTTTGAAGCGTTCTGACAGACGTTTGTTGTCCGCAATCTGCGTGTAAACGCTGATTTGCTGCGCGTCCAATTCGATTTGACGCCACTTCGAGAAGTTTTGTGGTGGATTGAACTGAAGATCAAACAGGTTTTCGTCGATCTGAATGCCATTATCCTTGAGGAATTGCTTGAATTCCTTGTCAAATGTAGGAGCCAAAAGGTTTTGCATTCTCAAGCAATACTTGTTGAATTGGAATTCCTGAATCATGGCAGCGCCAAGCTTACCATCGTTGTACGAAACCTGCTCGTCAGATCCTGCGATATATGACTGTGGAATACGCAAACCAGCTTTCAACTTCTTGTCGAAGAATTGCAAGTCGCCAATTTCACCCACGAGGTCACCACCAGGAAGGGTCGACACATCAGAGCCACGACCTTCTGCTGTCTGGGCAAAGAAGTAATCTTCCATCATGCTCAGCGGGTTGTAGGCGGCGTCCATGATCGAATTGCCACCACCAGTTCGGTTTGGAATTCGGCGCTGGTGGATTTCGTTCTTGATGCGTTCGACATGTGCGTTGGCCATTGCTGGATTCATACCACCAACGTCGATCTTGAAGATTCGACGTTCCGGTGCGCGTTGCACGCGATAGATGATCACAGCGTCTTCTAGCAATTCCTTTTGCTTGAAAGTCTTGAACACGGATTCCAAAATGCTGGAACCAAAGGGCCAGTTCGCATCCATACCAACGCTCAGGCTCAAATGCACCATGTGCTTGGCTTCGACCACGAAAGTCTCGTCTGATGTATGGTTGAATCCCTGTGAACTGCCACCAGGCATAGTGAATGGGGATGATACTCCCGCCCCGCCACCAGCGGGTGCTCGACTAAAGGGAGCAAGGGGAACTGATCCGTTCGTTGCGAAGTCTGTCTGGCTTGCTGGAACTGCGCCCAACTTCTGAATACTGTTGAGGTCCAGGTTTCGAATCACGTATTCGGTCGGCTTCTTTCCACGATGTGGATCAACTTTGACCAATTCAACGTTATAGTGATCCACCCACTCCCAGACTTTGGTTTCTGGGTCACGGATGAAGAATTGGTCGCCGTTCTTGAGAACTTGGCGGAACATCCACCACAGACGGCTACGGAAGTCATTGAGACGAATCCACTTCTGCATGGCAGAGTTGATGATCTTGACTTCGGTTTCGTTGGCCGTTTCACTGTAGTTGATGAAAAACGGCTGATCATTTTGTTCTTCGCTCTGGGTGCAGAAATCCGCGATAGTATCCAGAGCTGAATTGATGACGCTGTCGCGGTCCATGTCATCGTATTGCATGTATCGCTGCAAACGGCTTGGATGGCCAGCGTAAACCTCTGGGAGATAGCTAGAAAACTTCGCAGACGCAGCGGTTCCGCTGGGCTGAGGACCAGCAGGCAATGCTGAATTTGATTTCGGTGCATTTGGCACCTGAACTACGCGAAAATGCTTTTTCCAGGACATATGAACTCTTGAGTATTACATATTTATTGTACTCAAAAGGTGAATACCATTCAAATACCGCCGTCGGCTATTTTGCCAGTATTGCGATTGACCTTGGCCGTTTCGTTGATCAACTCTCCGTAACCGGATCGATGGATCAAGTTGTTTTCTTCCAAGATACCCAGCAAGCGGTTCATTTGATTTTTCAAGTCTGCGTTTTCTTTGATGATTTGTTCTTGTTGTTGCTTGAGTGTTGTCACTTGCTGTTGAAGAGCATCAACATTGACTGTTGCGGCTTGATCGACTTTGTTTGATGCTGGTCCCGATACGGATGAACCCGAAATCGCATCCATGGCAGTGATAATAGCCGCACCAATCGGAGTCATCGACATTGCTTTCTTCATGAACCCCGCACCAGAACCAAACATGTCAAATAACCATGAGAACATGTTGCCGAAGAACGAACCGATCTTTGAGAAAGCACCGTTTATCCATTCTTGAACTGCGGTAAAAGCTGATTCAACTCCGGAGAACAAACCAGCCCAATCATAGTTGGCCACGTCGTTCCAGATAGAACCAATGCTAGTCATGAATCCTTCAATTACCTGAGATGCGCTATCGACCGCTTTTCCATAGAGTTCGGATGACCCTTTTGCGATGTCGTCCCAGTTTTGATATAGACCAATCAACCCACCAGCAATGCCACCCACAGCCGTACCAACTGGCCCAAACATAGATCCAATCGTCATACCAGTCAAAGCGGAACTTCCTACACCAAGGGCACCTGTGGCAAGTCCTTTGCCTTTGAAGTTTGGCATCGCATCAAGTGCCATACCACCAGCCATACTAGCCAGTGCCCCAACACCAAAACCTTTGGCGCCCTTCATCAAACGTCCAGCCATCTTTGACCCCGGAATTTTTTTCATCATATTTCCGGCTCTTTCGGTCAAGCGTCCGAACCAGCTCTTTGGTTTAGCGGGACATCTTGGATTCGTGCTACGTCCATTTGGTAGATCCACCGATGAACCACCGGAACCCACAATCACAACTCTCAACGCATTACCTTGTGCATAATATGAGAGCTCAAAACGCTCGTTCATCTTGTTTTTAATTGCTTTGGCGCCCATTAGCCCGCCGGCCAAAGCGCCGGCGGTGGCTAGACCAGTCAGGGGGTGTTCGCCGAACCAATTGAACAGATCCTTGAGTTTACCGACACCATCGGCAACCATCAGCACAAACGAACCGATACCCTTAGCTGCATAGCCAATCATCATACCGAATTCTTCAAGTTTTCCACTCTGAACAAAGTTAGCAATCCAATCACCAAATCCCAGAGCAAGACTCCCCAAAGAATCTTTCAAACGTTCAAGCAAACCAGATGATCCAACACTTTCAAACCCCTTCCATGCACTCATGAATCCTTTCATGAACTGCTCTTTGATAAAACCTGAAACCTGTTTTAAGGTGTCCTGCAGGTCCAAGAAGAACTTAGTGGTTTCCTGTTGCTTCTTGAGTTCGCTAAGTCTTTTACCATCAAGAGACTCCATTTGGGTTATGAAATCAACGACCTTCCTTGCACTTTCATTCCCAGTATCAGCCAGAATTTTCAAACCAGCAAAATTTGCCTTGCCTTGCTTCAAGAACTGTTGTTGGAAGTTGAAGATGTCTTCGTCACTTGCCGTTCCAGATTTGATCTTGCGAGCCATCTGATCGAACATGTCAGTAACACCAAACATCCCTGCTTGAACAAATGTCTGCATATCATCAGCCAACAAAGCTGAACCACGACCAACAGTTTGTGATAGCATTCTTGACATAGTGTCTCCTGCTTCGCCAGGAAGACCAGCAAAATAGGTGGTGACTTTTTGCATGGACTGATTAAATGCTGTCATGTCTTTGTTCCCTTGCATGAATACGAAGGAACGTAGACTGTTTTCTCGCATCGCCACTTCGGTTCTCTTGAGAATTTCTTTTCTCTCGACCCCAGTTAGAGCTGAAACTTTAGAAGTTTCGACGGCAAGCTGACGCATCGACTCGATGGCTTGTTCTTTATTGATATTCTCAAGTCCACCATACAATCGTTGAGTTTCCATATAGCTAGTCAGATACTCAGTCAAACCTTCAGTGGTGAGTCCCAACATACCAAATTCACGCAAACTAGAACGAAGACCCAATCCCAAGTCGCTGAACGATTTTGTTCCGATAGCTGAAATCACCTTGCTATTCATGGTGACAGCTTTGGCAAATTCTTCCAAGGGCAAACGAGCTTCGGCCGCGGCGATATGCATTTCCAGCATACTTCCACTAAAGGTTTGGCCCACATCAGTCATTTTTCGATAAACGTCGATGGATTCGCCAATTGTCGAGCTCAAAGCGCCGACTACAGTACCAACGACACCCGCCGCGATCGACATTGCGGCTAACGCTTTACCTGATTCTGCTGCCTTCTTCTTAAACTCACCCATCTGTTTGGTAACATCTTGGGTGGTTTTATGGGCTTGTTGCAGTCCTTTGTCTTGGTCAGTCAATGCTTTGGTGGCATTATTCAGACCATCGATATATTTTTTCCTTGATTTCTCCTCATCTTTGTCCAAATTGGCAGTTGACGGGGAATTAGAGCCTTTACTCGTACCGCCTTTGACGCGAACATAATCGCGCATGGCCTCAATAAGGTCGCGAACATCGTCTTGTGAAATATCAGCCATAGAAAAAGCGGTTGGGGTTTAACCGAGTATTTATTCACAAAATTAAAGACGTAGTTTATGGCGCACATAAATACTGACACAGTTAAGTACGCACTTTTGAGGAAACTATGGAAGACTTTGACTCGAATCCCCTAAAGCAATATTTCCGTCAACCGGGTTTGACGATCAAGCTGCCGAGTATGGGTCGATTCCAAGACCCACAGAACGTGAAGTTCACCGCTACTGGCGAAGTGGCAATTTTGCCCATGCGAGCAGCTGATGAACTGCTCATGAAGAGCCCCGATGCTCTGATGAGTGGATTGGCTATCGAAAGCGCAATCAAGAGTTGCGTTCCTGATGTCAAGGACCCACGTCAATTGCCAACACCTGACGTTGATGCAATTCTGCTCGCCATTCGCGCAGCCACGTACCATGAAGCCATGGAAGTCGGTGCAAAATGCCCAAATTGCGGTCATGAGAATTCATACGGCTTTGATGTCAATTCGATCCTGGAAACGATTACTCCATTGGAGGAAGAATATCCAGTTCGTTTGAATGATGAATTGGTGGTGTATTTGCGCCCATTCAACTTCGAAGCAAGCACAAAGCTCAATCTGACTATCTTCCAAGAAACGAGAAAGATGCAGGTGCTTGATGCTCAAGAGGATATCAGCGATCTCGATAAGCAACATGCGATCAATGAAACACACAAACGTCTGAGTCACATGAACATCCAGATGATTGCTGACAGTGTTGAAAAGGTGGTGATCCCTAGTGGTACCATCACCAATCGAAAGCATATCAGTGAGTTCATTCACCAAACCAGTTCCGAGAACATCAACCTGATTCAGGAAAAGATCAAGGAGATCAACATCTCTGGAGTCGAAAAGGATCATCCTGTTGAATGCGCGAAATGCCATCACGAATGGAAAACCACTATCGAGTTTGATCCGTCAAATTTTTTCGGGCACAGCTCCTGATGGCCACGCCGGAGAGTATTCCGGCCCTACTTGCCGACATGAAAAAGGACCAAAAGGAGCTGCGAGAGTTGATTCATGAACTGATGTGGCACATGCGTGGAAGTTTGTCACGCGAAGAAGCTTGGACCTTGTCACCAGTTGAACGATCGGAACTCTTGGCCGATATCAAGAAACGTATTGAGACAGTTGAGAAAACTCAGCTGCCATTGTTGTAAGAAAGAGTAACGAATATGAAACCAAAAGCTAAAGGAAACTCATTCGAACGGAAAATCGCCAACGCGCTTTCCCAACGTTTTGAATCACATACAGGAATCAAACAAGCCTTTAGACGAAATATCGATTCTGGTAGTTTCTTCGGTGGATCCAATAACAAACGAGTAGAAACTCACGATACGGAAAAGGCTACATTTGGCGATATCATTTGTCCATCAACTTTTGATTTTTCACTTGAGTGTAAACATTACAAATCACCACCTAGCTTTTCACTTCTGGTGAAACAAGATTGTAAGGATTGGGATAAATGGATTCAGCAGGCTGACCAGGATGCAAGAAACGCCAATAAGAAAATGGCAATTGTTATCAAATACAACAATGTTGATGAGATCGTGATCTTGAATGAATCGCTTGGTTTGATACCTATCATGAACTACAAAGATAAAGTAGTGGTTCGTTTTACCGATTTCCTGACATTGCCTGACTCTGTTTTCTTTAAATGAATTACATCGTCTACAAAATCACCAATGTAGCCAATGGGAAAATTTACATTGGGATGACTCGAAAAAGTACCACCCAAAGGCTGCAAGGTCATATCAAGGAATCCAAGTCATCGACCAAACGGGCATTATGTAAAGCTATACAAAAGCATGGTGAAGAAAATTTCAAAATTGAAGTTTTGAAAGAGTTTGATAGCAAAAGCAACTGTGAACAGTTTGAAGATGAAATGATTTTGCAATTGAAATCCATGGATCCTGCTGTTGGTTACAATATGATTAGAGGTGGTCACTTTTCGAGTGGAATGTCTGGCAAGAAACACAGTGATGATACAATCAAACATTTCAGCAAACTGAGAAAAGGGAAGAAACGCCCTGAGCATCAAAAGGCAATGAAGAAAGCGTATGCAGATGGTAAACTAAGTCATCTCGTGCATAAAGGTGAAACACATCCAAGCTTCAACAAGCCATTACCACAGGAAACAAAAGACAAACTGTCCGCGAAGATGACAGGTAGAAAGCAGAAGGCTAGTGCTATTTCCCAACGAGAAGCTACTAAAGCTAAGAAGAAACTTGAAGGATTCAAACAAAAGCGATTGAATGATGATCAAGTTAGATTTATTCGTTCATTGGCCAATCAAGGAATGACTATTCGTCAAATCCATGAATGCATTGGTAAACAAGTATCGACCAGCAGTGTAAAAGCAGTCGTCAATCGAAATTCATATAAGGATATTGAATGATCAATCGTCGAGGATGGTTCGCGTGTTTTCAACACGAACTCGCGGATAAATTTGCAATTGGCAACCATGCCGTGTACTCTGATGGCAAGAACAAGTTCGTCGTTACGGAACTCATGAAGTTCTTCAACGATAACAAAACCGTCATCCTAGAACTCAGCAAGTGAAAAAGGGAAAAATCAAAAAGCTCCCCGTCCCACCCAAGAAGTATTCCAAGGGGAAACAGCGGGGACTTCGCCGTATCAAACTATCGGATAACCGTAAAATGAAGTTGATACGACGGAAACGCCTTCTGTCAAAGAAGGACAACAAGGTCGAGGTACGAACGCTGTCACGTCAGTCCAGCGAACCATATCGCTTCATCGTCTATTTCACGAAAATTGAACGTCCTTGGAGCCAAAGCGATGACGAAGGTAATGAAATCATCGCGTTTGTTAGGGGCTTCGCCAACCCCTACAAAATCGTCACCGTTAAGAACAAGTTCACATACGGTCCCGAACGTCGATTGCTTGATTATGTTAAGCTGGCTGACGAATCTGACCTCTTCTCGCTGATGCTATGTCACCGAGAACGAGTGCTAAAGATATTTGAGATTAAGCCCCTTTCTGGGGCTTTCATTTCAAACGATCAAGTTCAATACGCTTGACCAATTCAACCCACCGCTTTTCGGCCAACGTTCCGGCGATCAACCAGTCAATGTTGTCGCAGTAAAGAAACGCGATTGTTTCAGTGTCGAAATCTTCGTTGTATGGACTTCGTTTGGTCCAGTTGTTGCCAACCAGAATGTATTCTATGCCGTGGCTTTCCGCCACTTCACAGAAAATTGCTGACACTCTTTCAGCCATGTACAAGTAATAGTTATAGCTTGACTCGTAGAGAATAGAACCTGATTCTGGAAGGTAGATTTCACCCAACCAAACTCGGTATTTGATGTTGGGGTATTCATCGGGGTCGATAACCCAGCCGAACGGTAATTCGATCGGGTCACGAGGATTGACCTTGATGACCTGCATCAGGCGATGCGGGTTTCGATCAACGTGATGCGCTGAGTGGTTAGCTTGTTGTCCGTGTCGTTGTCCAGCAGCTTGTCGATCCACTTCACTATGCTGGTCAAGTAAACGTGATTGCCACGCATACGACGTTCTTCGTCATCTTGGCTGCGGTTCCAGAGGTTTTCCATGGGAAAATCAGACATGACGAGAATCCAGTCCTTGCCTTCTTCGCCCTTTTCTTCCAACCAGTCACGGAGAATGGTGAGGTGTAGGCCGTTCTTCAGACCGATGTCGTTCTCGAAGTAGACACGGTACTTGAATTGGCTCTTGAAAAACAGGCTGGGGTCCCAACCAGAATCTGGGTCGTTGGCGTCCACGTCCTTGTAGGCAATGGTGCGCTTTTCTTCTTGGTTCTCGACGTTGTCAGACATGCTTTTTCTCCGGTGAAAGAAGGTCTTGAGATTGCGAATAGCGCGAATGATAGCACGCTTCAGTGACAGGATTGCAGTAAATTTTCACACGATTCAACCAATCATCATTTGTGCCACGCCAAAACAAGCAGCAATCGCCACTATGATGATGAGTGACCAGTGGAATGTTTTGACAATTTCTGCACGAACTGGGTTTTCAGATACCCCGGGGTTTGCTTTTGTAATGGCCAGCTCAACGAGCGCCATAACGGCCGCTAGTGTGGCAATCAATGGGAAATCAACGAAGTAGTTTCGGTCAAAGTAGATGTCAAACAGATAATGAAAACCGTAATAGACCAGCATCAGAAAAAACAGAGTGTACACGGACCCTGTTACAGGCTCGACCCAGATAGCCGCCTTTGGGCTATCTGGGAACAAGAATTCGTGTATGAGTGTGACTGCGAGTAGTGAAATCCCGCACACTGCGATCAGAATGAAAACGTTGATAAGGAATGAAATCATGGCCGAAACCCTTAACTGGAGTTCGGCCATGATAATACCAAATGATGATTTGGATTACGAGAAACGAAGTATGAACTCTATTTCATAGACATCTTCGTTAAAAATCAACGAAAGAGTACCGTTGTCATCACATTCACACCGTGCTTGGAATGGTTTCAACGCCATATCGAGAGCGTGAACCCATTGCTCGCTTGTCTGAAAGTACCTGGGCTGCGAGAACACAATTCGGTCAAGCAAGAAGTTATTGAGAAGGGTAGTTGCTCTTGGACCAGTAATCACTGTTTCTCGCACCATGTTAGAACAAACTGCATTTCAACTTCATCGCTGGGGAATACGATGTACATCAAAACTTCGTCGAAATTTTTGTCTAGATCACCTTCAATGATCAGATCAGCGTCCCATTCTTCTTTCAAACCCCGCCGATAATTTTCGTAGATCTTGGACCGGTCTACCCACAACCAGTCCTTTCTGGGTGATTTCTGGAGATAAGCAGACCCCCAATTGATGAGTGCAAGCTCAATCGTATTGTAGTCGGGTTTTTCATTCATTCTTCCACCTCATCACCCATCTCAAACTTGGTGAAGCTGTTTTCTTTCTTGACCTTCAGGATCTTGTTCACTCGACCAATCAACTCGTCCTTGTGAGAGATCAGGAAGATGTTCTTGTGACGATCACGAGCCATGCGCTTCATCAGGTCAAGAGCATTCTCGGAACCTTGTTGATCCAAACCGTTGTCGATCATTTCGTCTATTTGGGCACTAAATAAATTGATTGACAAAGGATGTTTATGGGTTACAAACGATATAATCAAGATGAATTTATTGTAAAAGCTAAAGCAGTATATGGTGATTACTACGACTATTCAAATATTCAGTGGGTAAAAGCCACCACGAAAATCGAAATCATTTGCCCAATTCATGGCACATTTCAACAGCAACCAGCAGTTCATATAACCGGGAGAGGTTGTCGAAAATGTGGAGACGAGCGCATTCGCAAAGCGCAAGCATTCACGACTGACATTTTCCTTGATTTGGTACAAGATAAGTTGATGTTCGGATACGATTATTCGCGAGTTCAGTATAGAAATATGCACGAACCAGTTGAAATAGTATGCAAAGATCATGGTTCTTTTTTCATGGCTCCCGATTTACATCTACGTGGTCGCGGCTGTAAAAATTGCCGGTCTCGTAGTAGTAACGTCGAGAATGAATGGCTTGACATGTTGGGCGTACCAAAGAACAATCGATGTAGGAATGTTCAACTAAATTTGAATGATGGTTACGGTAGTGGATGGATATTAGCTGATGGATTTTCTAGAGAAACTAACACAGTCTATGAATTCTGGGGAGATTACTGGCATGGGAATCCCAAAACTTTCAACTCTGATGCCTTTAACTTTCAAGCAAACAAAACTTTTGGTGAATTGTATGAGAAAACTCAAAAGAAACGCCAAAGAATTTTTGATGCCGGTTTCAAACTAATTGAGATTTGGGAAAGTGATTACCTTACTCTTCGGAAGCATCAGAAGTCTCAAACTTAGTAAAGCTATTCTCCTTCTTAACCTTTAAAATACGAGATACTCGTCCAATCAGCTCTTCTTTATGCGAAATCAAAAAGACATTTCTATTTCGATCTCTTGCCATACGTTTCATAATATCTAGCGCCGCTTCACCACCTTGTGAGTCAATCCCGTTATCAAGAGCTTCGTCCACAAATAACAGGTTGATGCTTTGGTTCAAGCTTTCCCACACATCACGGAAAGCCCAACTTGTGGACAGGATAACGCGATTCATTTCACCACGGCTCAGCTGTTCGAAGTCAAAGTCACGACCCAACAAGTTGATCTCGACCGTCAAGTCACTCATGAATCGAACTTCGTGTGGCAAGCCAAGCTTTTCCAAGTAGAAGTTGAGTCGATGATTGAGGTGATTGATGTTTTGGTCAATGATCTTCTTGCGGATGAACGAATCTTTGCTAGTCAGCAGCTTCAACAAGAAGTCTTGATGCTTCAAGAGCGTTTGCATTTCGTTCAGCACATCATAGCTGATTTCCTGAATACCACTGGTGGACAGGGTTTCAATTTGATCCGTGTATGGGTTAACGGATTCTTCCTCTCGCTTGATTTCTTCCAGAAGGTTAGAGATCGTGTTTCGGTGCTCCAGAGCTTGCTCCAGGGAAGAATACGTGGTCACTGGCTCATCCCCGATGGCTTCTAGGGCACTTTCGTATTCGTTAGCCAATGCCGTAGAGGCTTCAACGTCGGCTACTAGCTTTGTGAGATCAGCTTCGATCTTTGCTACTTGGGCCTGAAGTTCGGCGACTTGCTGTTCGTGCGAGTCATCATGAATTTCCTGACCACAAGCATGACATTTGTGATCTTGTGCCGACGCGAGTTGCGCCAGCTTTCGTTCATATTGAGCTGACTTATTGGCCAGTTCTTCCTCAAGCTTGCGAAGATCTCGGCGTGCCCGTGTGAACTCAGTGCTGATCACCTTGAATTCTGCCAGCATGTGGTGCGATTGGATCTCGGCATCAATGTCCAACGTCTGCAACCCCACCAAATTTGATTTGGCAGTCGTTACGCGACGTTCGCGCTGTGTTTCCCATGACTGGTACTTGAGCTTGAGGTCATTGATTGTGTTCTGGATCTTGGCATTGCTTTCCTGCACCGCTTTGATTCGAAACTCTTCTTCCTTGATCGCATCCTTGGTGTTCTTCACCAGTTCTTTGAGTAAATCGCTTCGGTGGCTGATCTGTGTGATGCCCAGCAGTTCTTCGATCAAGGTGCGTTGGTCGCCCGGTTTCATCTTCAAGAACGGTTCCGTGTAGGTGTTCATTGCCACGATGTGACGGAACATGTCATGACTGAACCCCAGAACTTTGTCGATTTCAGCTTGAGTGTTCTTGCTGTCACCCTGAGATTCGTCCGTGTCGGGGTCATTCACGAGACCATCATTCACGTAATAACGAATGAACTGTGGCTTACGGCCACGTTCTACTCGATAGCTCTTTCCGTCCTTCTCAAAGTCGATGGTGACAACCATGTTCTTTGAGTTATAGGAATTCACCAAATTGTCCTTCTTGATGTTGGACAATGGTGTCCCAAACAGACCAAAGCTGACCGCTTGCAGGATCGTGCTCTTACCTACACCATTTCGGCTATTAACGCCGCCATTGTCCAAGTTTTCGCCCAACACTAGAGTTAGGCCGTCTTTCGCGAGATTCACTGATTGTGTGGCATTACCCACGCTCAGGAAGTTGCGCATTGAAACAGTTTTTATTTTCAGCATTTTGGTACCAGCTTAGGGATAACGGGTTTTCCGGTGGGTTCTTCTGGGTGCGAATCCCAGACTGCAATGAATTCATCTATAGCATTTGATGGTAAACGAAAGATTTCACTTCTACCATCAACACAAGCGATAAAGAAGTACATGAAGGGAGAACTATCAGGTTTCTCATTCCTTCTTGTTTGATCTTCGAACAAGTAATCAAACTCGTCACGCCTCATTGCAAACCCTTGTAGATTTCAATCAGCAATTCCTTCTTGATGCCCGTTCCCTGTACCGAGTTCAGACCATCGATAACGATCTGGTCGATACTCTGGAACACCACACTGTCATCAAATTCCTGATTTGCTTCTTCTTTGTTGATAGGCACCAGGTCAATCTTGCGTGCCTTGTACTGGGAAGTGAACGTTTCCTTGATAAACTGTGCTTCCTCGTAGGAAATATCAACATCAATGGATGCGCGGTTGTAGCTCTTGGGGACAATGAACTTGTCAGGAGCTTCCAACATTTCACTCACCTTCATGGTTCGATACTTGGGAGCATCAGGCCATTCCTTGAAAAACGGCTCCTGATCCCACTCCAAGAAAAACGCACCACGATCGTCATCCCAAGCATCCGCAAAGTTGAATGGGAAAACGTTACCAACATACACCACCTTTCCACGAGCTTGACGCTTATGGAAGTGACCGCTGAAAATGTAGTCCTGGTGTTTGAAGTGATCAGATTGCAATCCACCGTGATCAGGCATTTCAACCATCGCATTCATGAAGAAGTGAGGCAATTCGAAATGTCCGAACATGTATTTGCTCTTGATGTTTTGAATTTCCTCCCATTCGTCACCAACAAGCCACGGCATGAAAGTCACACCGTCAATGGTTGTGGGTTCGTGAATGATTGTCACGTTGGGGAGATTGCGGGCAAACTCCACGGAGTTGATTTCTCGCTTTTCGCGATAAAACAGATCGTGGTTACCCGGAATGAACCAAACTTTGTCAAACGCCTTACTCAAACGTTCAATGTTTGACAAACTGTAATTCATTGTGCTGACGTGCAAATTGTGACGGTTGTCGTGCCAGTCACCACAGAATACCATTTGATTGGCACCCCATGATTTTGCTTCGTCGATGAACCAAGTAATGAAGTCTTCATTGTCTTGGTTCGCTTGTCGGTCATTGCCTTTTCGCCCGAAGTGAATATCGGTGAAACCGGCGATTTTGTTGAATAGCTCTGCCATACCTACCTTGATTTCTTATGATTCTATGAAACGCCTAGGCAGCGCTCAATTATTGGTCGGCGTCGGGACTCATATCGGTTTCAGATGAACTGGACGAATATGCGGCTTCACGAGCCATGGCACGTTCGTGATCTTCATCGTTCTGACGCGTATATGAGGGGTTGACACCGTGCATGATCAGGAGATCATCTCGGATATTCTGATTCTTCTTCTCCAGATTCAGAATGCGAGTAAAGCAATTGGCACTATGAATACCTGATGCGAGCGCAAAACTTCCAGTGGTGCGAACGATAGGGCAATAAACTCTCTCCATGCGGCGTTTGGTGGAGTCATGCGTTCTCTTGTAAGTATTCCATTCGAGCTTGGCCTTGCTTTCAACCCAACGGTTTTGGTGGCGTTCGTTTAAGAGATCGTCAGCACCAATACTCGCCTTGTAGAAGTGAATATTCATGCTGCTCTTGTTTCGAACACCGTAGTTGGTTGTCTTTGACAAAGCAAATGCTTCACCTGTTTGCCATCCAACTAATGGCGCCCAAGTCTTAAGCCATTGATATTCAGCTTCATCTCCACACAGAGATACGACTGAATTTTGTGCTGCAACACATCCATCTGTTGCCAACCATCCGCGCAAGAAGCCAAGCAAATAATCTAGATTGGCACCGGGATTTTCAGGCAATGCCTTCAAATCACACCAAGCATTATCAATACGGTAAGTCAGGTCACCATTTTGTTTTGGTGCTTTTGTTGTACGAATACCGTCCAGATATGACGCCAAGCTGTGTTTGTTGCTACACAGTCTCATGAAATAATGATTTCCTTGATTTGGCGACTTTGATCCATCACCGTAGAAAATACCGTGGATGACTCCTTTTCGATATGATTCGTTGTCACTCACCGTCTTGTTCGGGCGCAGATCGTCAATCTTGAAATTTTGTTTTCCGAAATCACTCGTTTCATACTTACGTTTACCTTCGTGGAACCATCCGTGATTCAAAGTTGAACGAACAGTAACCGTGTGTCGACCCTGGGTGAAAATCGTTTCCTGCGTTTCCTGAACACCATGATCGAAGATTCGGCATTCGACCCAATCCCCATTGCCATCCAGTAGATGTACGTCTTGACCTGCCACTCGTTCAATTGGAACTGCACCGTATTCCTTGGTGAGGATTTCCGTATTTCCCGCGAGGCAATTCTTGATCGTGGTGGTGTAGAACGCGAATGGGTTGTCGGACTTGGATTCTTCAAACAGAAGACCCACTTGGCTCAATTGAAGCAATGCATGCGACTTCATTTCATCCAAGTACGTGTAGCCACGCCAGTTACTGCGACGCGAGTATCGATCAACCAGCAGCATGAACATGATTGCTAGGCGTTTGGTGATTTGCCCATGGTCGGTACAGAAACTTCCTTCGTCGATGGTACCAGTCCAATGTGAACGACATACTTCAATGAAGGTACCATTTTCACCCACCAAGTAATGCTTGAATGGCTTGAAGTTGGTCTTTGCATGATCTTCTTCATCTGGTTTGCGACCACGACGCTTGCGATCTGGATCCAGGGGAATGTGCTCAGCGGTCATCACTCGGAACACCAAAGTGCCAATGTCGATGGTCGACGGGCACACTTCGGCGGCTTTGATTTCTGTCTGCTTGGCACCAGCTTCACGCAGCTTGCTCTTTT